ATCACGTCGCGGCCTTCCATATTCACCAAGATCCATGCCCGATCATGATCGTGCAGCCCACTATTGAGGATGCACAGGGATACTCGAAGGAAGAAATCGCGCCGATGTTGCGCGATACTCCTTGCCTTAAGGGTGTGGTGAGCGAGGCGAAGTCAAAAGACGGAGCCAACACGATCCTGCAGAAGCAGTTCCCTGGGGGGAGCCTGAGCCTGGTAGGTGCAAACAGCCCCAGAGGGTTCAGGCGTGTCAGTCGTCGCGTGGTGCTATTTGATGAGGTTGATGGCTATCCACCTTCAGCTGGCACCGAGGGCGATCAGATCAAGCTTGGGATTAGGCGTACTGAGTATTACTGGAACAGAAAAATCGTGGCGGGGTCAACGCCAACGGTTAAAGATTTCAGCCGTGTCGAGCGAATGTTTCTACAGGGCGATCAAAGGCGCTATTTCGTGCCATGCCCCGACTGCAATCACATGCAGTATTTGAAATGGGCAAATATGAAGTGGCACGACAACGACCCTGACACGGCTAGTTACTGCTGCGAGAGCTGTGGCGTATGGATCCCGGCAGCGAAGAAGCGTTGGATGGTTGAACGCGGTGAGTGGCGGCCCACCGCGCCTGGTAATGGTAAGCATGTTTCCTTCCATATCTGGGCGGCTTACAGCTACAGCCCAAACGCAAGCTGGTCAACTCTGGTTGAGGAGTTTCTTGATGCGAAAAACGACGCAGAGCAGCTGAAGACATTCGTGAACACTGTGCTCGGCGAGACATGGGAGGACGAGTATGCGTCGAAGGTTAATGCCGACGGTCTCAGCGAACGTTCAGCTGATGAAAAGTACAAGCAGGGCGTTGTGCCTGCAGAGGCATTGTTGCTCACTGTTGGCTGTGATACGCAGGACACCTGGCTCTCACTCAGTGTCTGGGGATGGGGCCGCGAAGAGCAGGGGTGGTTGATCGACAGGGTGAAAATTTACGGCGACCCGTCGCGGAAAGACGTGTGGAAGCAGTTGGATGAGATCGTGCAAACTCCGTACAAGTCTGAGGATGGCCGTGAATTAAAGCCAATGGTCGTAGCCATCGATAGCGGCGGCCACCACACCAGCGAGGTGTACCAGTACGCCAGAGAGCGGCAGAGTTTGGGGGTGATTGCGATCAAGGGCATGTCAACCAAGAACAAGCCGCCTATTGGCAAAGCAAGCAAGGTTGACCTAAATGCGCAGGGCAAGACGCTCAAGAAAGGAGCACAGGTGTTCCCGGTTGGATCGGACACGATCAAGTCACTTTTGTTCGGCAGATTGAAGCACAACGATGTCGGCCCAGGGTATTTGCATTTTTATCCAACAGTCGAGAAAGATTATTTTGAAGAATTGACGGCAGAAAAGCAGATCCTTAAGTACAAGAATGGATTCCCGGTGAGGGTTTGGGTCAAAAGCAGCAGTGCAAGAAACGAGGCGTTGGACGAGCTTGTCTACGCTTACGCGGCATTAAATCGTGTGTATCAAATCAAAGACCGCAGAACGTTGTGGGACCAGATGGAAAGAACACCTGAAGAACGGAAAGAGTCCAAGCGTGCAGCTTCGGCAAAGCGAACTCAGAAAAGTTTCGTTAATCATTGGTAGGAGTTAGACTGCTCAATATCAAGTGACTTATGTAGATGGCAATCCCTCCATCCATAACAAGCGGCGTGGATGCGGTATGGGTTGACGCCGAGACTGTTGACGTGTTTGGCGATGCTGTAACCAGCGCCACTCACTCTCTGGTCTATTACTTTCGCCTTAACACCAATTCGCAGGGCTTAACGGCAACGGCGGTTGCTTACAACAGCGGCTGGAAGACTACGCTGACTGCTGCCGCGACTGGTTCAGCAGACCCCAGTCCTGACTGGTTTTTTCAAGCTGTTCTCACGAAGATCGGTGATAGCACTGTTCAGGAATACAGCCGAGGCCAGATTGAGATTCGCCCTTCTTTGGCGTATACGGGCACACCTGGAGCGTTTGACGGCAGGACGCAGGCTCAACAGGACTTGGATGCAGTAAAAGCAGCCATCAGGTCCATCGTTTCTGGCGGCGCTGTTTCTGAGTACAAAATCGGAAGTCGTAATTTAAAGCGATACGATCTTTCGGAATTAATTGAACTTGAGTCAAGATTGAAGTCTATTGTGGCAAAGGAGAATAAAGCCAAGTTAATCGCCTCTGGCCTCGGCGATCCGCATAATCTCTATGTCCGATTTAATAGAAGCTGATGGGACTCCGTACACGATTTCTAAGAACGCTGGGGCTCCAGCGAGTGCCTCGTCGCCGTCGCCGTAACTATGCGGGTGCGATTGTTTCGCGTCTTACTAGCGACTGGATGAGCTCTAGTGCTAGTGCTGATGCCGAGATTCGGAACAGCCTGAGCAAGCTGCGCGACCGTTCGCGTGAGATGGTACGGAATAATCCGTATGCAAAGCAGGCCAAGCGCACCACTCAGGTCAATGTCGTTGGCAGTGGCATCAAGCTTCAGTCCCAGGTTCAGCAGGTTCGTGGCCGGAAACCCAGTGAAGCGATTAATCGCCTCATTGAAGAGAAGTGGCATTTATGGACCCGTGCGCAGTATTGCGATGTTGCGGGTCGGCATAGCTTTCACATGATGGAATGGCTAGCGGCTGGTGCTTTACCTGAATCAGGCGAGGCGTTGTTCCGCATTATTCGTCGTTCTTTTGGGGGCAGCAGGGTGCCATTGGCACTTGAAATGATCGAGTCGGATGTACTGGACGAGGAATATCAGGGACCAACGCTTGCGAAACTCAACGAATGGAGGATGGGCGTTGAGATCAATGAATGGGGCCGCCCTGTTCGTTATGCGTTCTTAACTCGTCATCCTGGTGACTATTGGTTCCAGAATGCACCTCAGAAAGGTGACAAGCATGTTTTCCTGCCTGCGGCAGACGTAATTCACCTGTTCATTCCAGAGCGTCCTCAACAGCATCGCGGAGTGCCCTGGTTCCATCCTGTGATGGTTGACGCGCATCAGCTGGCAGGATACGAACAAGCCGCTGTCGTTCGTGCTCGCGCTGGCGCTTCTGTGATGGGATTTGTCACAAGCCCAGAGGGCGAGCTTGAGGGCGATGATGTCGAAGCTGATCGCAGAATCAGTGAATTTGAGCCTGGGATGTGGAAGTATCTGGAGCCTGGTCAGAATGTTGAGGTTCCAAACATCAGTTCACCTGATCAGCAGTACGAGATGTTCGTGAAGAATAAGGTTCGGCGTTTTGCGTCAGGTTTTGGTTGTTCTTACGAGACGTTATCGCGTGATTTCAGCGAGACGAATTACAGCAGCAGCCGACTGAGTTTGCTTGAAGATCGTGAGCACTGGAAGGTTGTTCAGTCTTATTTGATCGAAAACTTTCATAATCGGGTATTCCGCGAGTGGCTTGACTTAGCTGTATTGGCTGGTGAGCTTCCGTTCGATGATTACGATTCACGTCCTGAGCGTTATGACACTCCGCGATGGATGGCTCGCGGATGGGATTGGGTTGATCCATTGAAGGAAGCAAAAGCTTATCGCCAGATGGAGCAGGCTGGTTACATGACCAAGGCTCAGATCGTCGCGAAGCTTGGCGGAGACTTCTTTGACAACCTCACTGAGTTCTCTCGTGAACAGCAAGCAGCCGAAGAGCTTAACGTTGAGCTTGATCGTGACATTATTGATGAACTCCCAGAGGAGGTTGAGTGATGCCTGCAATGCCAACTGAAGGTATGCGCGAAGAAGCGCAACGTTATAGAGATTGGAAAGAGGATGGCCGCGATGGTGGTACTGAAGTAGCCGCTCGTCGCGCCACTCAAATTCTCAGCGGCAACGAACTCAGTGATGACACAATCGTCGAGATGAGTGCTTGGTTTGCTCGCCACGAAGTAGACAAAAAGGCTGAGGGGTTCAGCCCTGGAGAGGAAGGTTATCCTTCTCCAGGCCGTGTTGCCTGGGCTGCCTGGGGTGGTGACGCTGGCAAGGCTTTTTCTGATCGCACTGTTGAATCCATGGACCGCTCAATCGATGAAGAGACCAGGGCCGAACCTGACGGCCTGAAGGTTGGTGATTTTGTTCGATGGAGTTCGTCTGGCGGCAGCGCACAAGGCAAGATCACAAGAATTGTTCGCGATGGTCAGATCGACGTTCCTGATAGCGAGGTTGTCATCAATGGCGAAGAAGATGACCCTGCAGCTTTAATTCAAATTTATCGCGAAGGCGATGATGGCTGGGAACAAACTGATGTTTATGTAGGGCATAGATTCAGTACACTGACAAAGATCGAAGCCTTACGCGCAATGGAACTTACTTCGGAGGTGCCTGATGTTGTTGCAGAAGAGAGTTCTAAAAAAGAATTGTCTCGCGATCTTGAAGGTACAAAATTCAAGCGTGTTGAAGCGACAAGTTTCAGCATGGTTGACGAAAGGAGCATGGAATTTCCATTCAGCTCTGAATATCCCGTGGCTCGTTACTTTGGAAACGAGATCTTGAGCCATGGCATGGAGTCTGCGAATCTTTCGCGACTCAATGATGGCGCACCGCTTCTTTATAACCATGATCCAGATCGCATGATCGGCGTTGTCGAACGTGCTTGGGTTGATGGTGAGAAGAAACGCGGTTACGCCAAGGTGCGCTTTTCGCGCAATAAATTTGCGCAAGAAGTGCTCCAAGACGTTCGCGATGGAATCCTTCGCGGCGTTTCTTTCGGCTACTCCATTGATAAAATGGAGGAGCGTGAAGATGGCCTCGTAGCTACCAATTGGTCGCCTTACGAGGTTTCGTTAGCTGTTATCCCAGCTGACCCCACTGTCGGAGTTGGGCGTTCTCTTGAGATCGACGACTCTGACCTAAATGTTGAGGTTGAGCGTTCTTTACAGGACGCCGACCCTGACACTGCGGCTTCGACCGCATCTCCCGTAAACACAGTGACTGAAGTCATGGAAAGCACCACTACTGATGTGGAGGTGATCCGGTCCGAGGCCGTAGAGGCCGAACGTAACCGGATTGCATCCATCAACAAACTCGGCGAGCGTCATAACCTCTCCGATCTTGCACGCGAATTGATCTCCGGCGGCCAGTCTGTCGATGAGGCTCGCGCTGCTGTCCTCGAAAAAATCGGAACTCAACCCGTGGAACACAGCATCACCGCCAACGACATCGGCCTCTCTGACAAGGAGACCCGTAGCTTCAGCTTCGTCAAAGCTCTGAACTATCTCTCTAACCAGGGTGATGCTCAGGCTCGTCGCGATGCAGCATTTGAAATTGAAGTTGGCGAGGCTGCTGCCAAGCAGTACGAGCGTTCTTCAAACGGCATCGTCATTCCTAACGAAGTCCTCCGTCGCGACTTGGTTGTAGGTACACCTACAGCTGGTGGCGACTTGGTTGACGACGTGCTTCTGGCTGGAAGCTTCATCGACCTGCTTCGTAACCGCTTGTCAATCGCTCAGGCTGGCGCAACGATGCTGACCGGGCTGCAGGGCAATGTATCGATCCCCCGTCAGACTTCTGCTGCTACTGCTTACTGGGTTGGCGAGAACGCTTCTCCCACCGAGTCTCAGCAGGCCATCGATCAAGTAAATCTTTCGCCAAAAACTGTAGGGGCGTTTGTTGACTACTCAAGGCGTCTTCTGCTTCA